CTCATAGAATTGTGCAACTAATTTTACAATCCAATCTTCATACTTTTCAGATGAAGCAGGTTTCATATACTTTAAGAATGCTCTTGTCTTTGGAATCAATCCTATCAAACATAAGTACATCGCTTTAGGCGGTGCCTCCTGAATGTAAGGTTGTATATCTGCAATTAGTTCTATCCACTCAGGTTTCATAGAAAGAAAACGGAGTATCATATAGTTACTCCATGTCTTTTTATCACTCTCATCAAGTGTGTCCCAATACTTTGGGTCTTTCTTATCCGTAATTGCGTTTAGATGGTCAAATAATGTTTTAGCCATATTATGCTTCTTCTTCTACTTTTAAACCCGGAGGTAATAATTCATTTAATACTTCACCACAATCACCACATAAGAATAACTCTACGGGTAATACTTCATCTTTTGGTTTACCAGTTAATAACTTTGAAATCTTACGAAATCCAAACCCTTGTACGAAAATCTCACCACCACATTTCTTACATCCGATTGCTTCAGTTTTTTCTAAAGGTATTGGTTTTTCTTCTTGTCCTCCTATTGGTTGTCCACCTGCTCCTAAAATGTTAGCCATTATATAATATTTAAAATTTGAATTAATGTAGCTGCTGCTGGAATTTCTTTATCAATTGCTACTGCTGATTTATTTACGCCATCACCTAATAGTAAGATTACATTTGCCGTATTTTCTCCACCATACTCATCCACCTTATCATATAACATTGTATATAAATCGGTAAAATCCGTAACTTTAGAATCAATAAGAGCTTGTCTTACTTTCATATATTTGTTTCTCTTATCATCTTTTGAAGATAGGATGTCAATAATTTTATTTCTATAATCATTCTCTAATAGATTTTGTACATCTACTTTCAACTTACCTTTAATTGAATTCAATTGGCAAGTATTAATCACCTTACGAATATCAGGATAAGCTGCGTCAATAATTGGAACTAAATCCTTTACTTCAAATTCAATCTCCTCATTCTTTAAGATTTTACTAATTTGCATAGCAACATCTTTTTTAGTTGGAGGTACAATTTGAAATGATTGACATCTACTTTGAATCGGGTCAATTACTTTCTCAACATAGTTACAAGTTAATATGAAACGGCAATGTGCTGAAAATGTTTCCATTAAGTTTCTTAAGATAGCTTGTGCGTTGTGAGTCATATAATCAAACTCATCCAATATAATAATCTTAAATGGTTTGAATCCCATTGAAGATGCAAAGTTAGTTACTTTATTTCTTACAGTATCAACATTATTTTCCGAAGATGCGTTGATAATCATATAATCACATTCAATTGATTTTACAATTAACTTTGCTAATGTTGTTTTACCAGTACCGGCTTTTCCGTACAAAAGTAAATGTGGAATTTCACCTGTTTCTAAATAACCTTCTACTTTTGATTTTAGATGTTCGTTACCTACATAATCAACAAGCTTTGTTGGGCGATACTTCTCTACCCATAAATTATTATTTACCTTTTCTTCCGTTTGTTCTATAAACATATTTTATTTTTTATTTTCCAGTTGAACCAAATCCGCCATCACCCCTTTCAGTATCAGATAAATCATTTACTTCTTTAAACTCAATCGGAGGATGTGGAATAATCATAATTTGTGCAATTCTATCTCCTACTTTATACGCAAGAGAATCTAATCCGTTTGTCTTCTTAAATGTAGCTTGTAATTCACCTCTATATCCACTATCAATTACACCAACTGAATTAGATAATGCTAACTCATATTTTCTAACCGATGAACGAGGAAATACCAATCCTACAAATCCGTTAGGAATTTCCATTGCCAAATCAGTACCATAACTAACATCAAATGTTGTATTGGATATAATTCTAGTTGCTACTAAATCCATACCAGCATCTCCATCTTTTGCATAAGTTGGGATTACTGCGTTTTCACTAAGCTTCTTTATTCGTACTTCCATTTTCTATATTTGTTTTTACTAATTCAGATTGTTGTGTTTGAAATTCTCTTAATTTTTTACCAGCATCAGTTAATTCTCTAGCATATAATTTAAATTTCTTTAAAGTTTCTTTATTTGTAAAAGATATGTATGCATCTTTAGTATTGGATATTGTAAATGTTACTGTTGGTTCTTCATTTGTCATATCTTCGCTTGTCCATGCAAAAATTTGAGGTTCATCATTATCAAATTGAAATACCCATTCGCATTGTTCTAACTTTTCAGATTGTTTTAATTGTAATTCTGCAATTGGTTCAACTACTTCTTCTTTTTTTGTTTTTTTAGCCTTTGCCATAATTTTTGTTTTATTTTTATCTCCCTACTTCTGATAGGTATTTTACTTTCATTTCTTCCCAACTAATTCCAATAGCATCTATGTAGAATAAGTGTTCAGGTTTAATTCTTCCTTCATCATGTAGTTTTGTATATCTACTGATTGCATGTTTCTTCCACCATTTGTTGATGTATTCAGTACCTTGCTTAAACTTATCTTTAAGAATTAATTTATCTTCGGTAATTTCGTTTCTAAGATACTCACATCCGTTCTCATACATCATAGCCATATAAACACCTCTCTTAAATCCGTGATGATATTCAGTTGCCTTAATACCACACTCTTTGAAGATAGCACTTAATATTTTTTGTTTGATACCACTAACAGGTCCATTGGATTCATAACCCATACTAGCACCATTACGAGCTCTCTCATCTGAGATATTTTGTTTATACCACTCTGCACGATTTTCCTTAATCCATTGATGCCAAGGGTCATAGAATTTATCATCCGGCTTTAAACTAATCTTACCAGCTGATTCACCTAATGTTTTAAATAAAGGAATACCATTATATTGTGAATGAATACCATATAAAGATGTTGTACCTACTGCAATCAAAACATTATCATACTTTGATTTCCAATATGCTCTAACCTCCGGCGTAGTTGTCATCATAGCGATTAACTTACCACCTAAAAAGTTATAACCTAATGGTTGAGTACATACAATAGTAGAAGCGATAGTAGTATTGTTTAACTTACCATCAACAAACTTATTATCCTTAGTCCAACCAATGAAGTTATCTCTAACTCCCATAGCGGTTACATCGGATGCTAATGAAATTTGTCCTAATAGTTTTCCACTCACTCTATCCTTTACATTAATCTTTACATTACGGCCAGGGTTTGCTGTAAAATCCATTGTGTGAATCATACGTCTTACCGCTGCCCATTTAGTAGATTCCTTCGGGTCATCAACAATCTCAACGTAAGGGTCTAACAATTCAATTTCTTTTATCGTTAGCTCCTTATTGTTGATATCAGTTGGTTTCCATTGTAAATCGTAATAAGATGCGATTTGGGATTTTGCTTGAATCATTGTAGGTTCTTGCAATTCAACCCACTTCTTATATAACGTTTGTTCTTGAACAGACATTGTCATAAGGTAGTCCATATTTTCTTTTAACTTTGCTTTTTCAGATTCAAAGTCAAAGACAGGTTTTTGTGGTTCAGTATCCCAAAAGCTCATATTAATTATTTTACGATTGCTCGGATTTGATTAGTTTCTATTGATGGTACATAAATGTATATCTCCTTACCAGCATTTTCAATAAGGAATTTTTCTAAATTTAAATTCCATGTTTCAGTTTCATATAACTTACCATCTATTTCAAATACAGGTTCACTTATTAAGTTGTAATGTTGGTTAGCCATATTATTTAATTTGTACTAAATAATAATTTGCTGTGTAATCTCCATCAACGAATCCTACATGCGATAATCCCTTAGATGAGATTTTTAATGAAGATGATTTAGAACCTTTGTTAGCCATTAAGATAGCTTTCAAATACTTTGCAGAAAATGCAATTGGTTCAATATCTTCTTTAGCGGTTGCATCTACTTCAATAGAAATTCTATTTGAGTTGATTGATGAGTATCCTAAAATAACTTCACCTTTACCAGCTTTGAATGTAAATGTAAATGTATCAGAGTCAGCCAATACACCTTTTGATTTGATGAACTTATTTACAAAGTCATCATCTAATGTTATCTCCGCATCAAATGCAGGTAACGCTTTTAAATCAGGTACTGCAGGAATCACCGATGGTGCTGCTAACATATATTGTACCTTTGTTTTCTTATCTGAAAATTTCAATGCACCAGTCACTTCTTCTACAGTGATAGCATCATCTAATACAGATAATAAACCTTTTAATTGTGAAGTAGTGTAAATACCAAACTCACCGCTTGGAAATTCACCACCTACTACTGTAACATCACCTAATAAGGTTTTGTCATCTGAAATCATTCTTACCGATAAGTTTGTATCATCGGATTTTACCATAACGGATTCAATCTCACCACCTAAGTTGTAACGATTAACGAAACCATCAAATTTTGCTTTGTTCATAATTGAAATTTTAATTTATGTTTTATTTTGTTATACAAATATACGAAAAATACCTGAAAGTACCAAATTAAATGTTAAAAAACTTACCAGCCTTTAAAGTTTTAACATTCATTTTTTTAATTTCAACTTCTGGTAGATTACAAAAATCTTTAAGAGATTTAATCATAACATTGAAGGATGGTTGTTCATCTGCTCCAGATAATAATATACCTTTTTTGCAATTATGATATGCCATATATCCCCATAATTGAGCTGCTTCATATCCACCGCATCTATCTTTTTTAGCTTCAATAACACAAGTAATTATTTCAGAATCATTGTAATCTCTAACAATAATATCAGTTTCCCCAACTTCAGTTCTAATCCAAGTTTCAACTTGCTTTTGATAACTTTCTATACCAAGACTCTCTAAATATATTGCATCTGTTTGAATATATTCTAAAAACTTCTTAACAATTTCATCTTCCTCAACCGATGGTGTTCCTACTATTGAACGAACAAAAAATCCGTTTTCTTTTAAGAAAGCATCAACAGCTTCTAACATCTCTCTATAATTGTTGTTTTTTTGTAAAGTGTTTTTGTATCCAGTAAATGATAATCCACTATCATCATCCATCTCCAAAATAATACCCTGATTTTCGGTTCTAGATGCATGTTTTTCTACACCAAACTCAATATACTTACCTCTATACATAATTGTAATACCTCCAGTTTCTGACCCATATCCAAATAGAGAATCTTTATATGTTTGAGGATTATATGCTTTACTTTTAGAAGTATCAAAATACTTTTCAACTTGATTTGGAGTTGGTTTGTGCCAAGCCGTAAGTTTTACTTTAGTATTTTTTGTTTTGATTTCTATTTTATCAATAGGTGTTGTTGTATCTTTTATATATGTTGGCTCGTTAAATCCAATACTAATATCATTGTTTAACAAATGTCTAGGATTAGACATTAATGGGAAACTACCTACGCATTCTTTATACCATTTAGAACCAGAACTATTACTATAAGAAATGTGTATCTTAACTCTTGATTCATGCAATAAGTTTGCATACATACTATTTATTTTAAAAACAAATGCATCAAAGTGAGATTGATTTGTCCAATTTGGCAACTTATCATTAACACGTTTTATTTTAACAATAGTACCACTTAATTGTGCATCTAATTCAGATGATGATGGTTTAATTTGAATATATTCCAATATATCAGAATCGCTATCATATTTCATTGGTTGAGCCTGGCACTTATTACCGTTTGATGTTTTTGTTATTAAATAATCAAATTCACCCAATCCCCATATTGCACCTTTTAAGCCCATACCCATTTTACACAATAACATCTTACCTTGATTTGCAGATTGACCATAATCAAATATATTCAATATATCCTTTTCTGGAATACCTATTGAATCATCAATAACCTCTATATAAGATTTTTCATTATCTTCATTGTAATGCATGTTAATAGTAACATTAACGCATTTTGATTTATCAACAAGAATAGCATTATCTGCTAATTCGGATAGAACATGATACCATTCAATATTAGTTGATGCTGCTTTCTTAGCAGCTCCTATTGTTAAGATTGGCTTTTTACTTTGTAAAATTATTTGCTTTTTTGCTTTTTGATTTAAGACTGGAGCGGTTTGTGGTATGAAGTTACTCATAGTTTATATTTTTATGATTTTAAATTGTTTATACAAATATACGAAAAATACTTGAATCTGCCAAATATTTTGAATATTATATAGTGTTGATAATCAACCAGTTAGAATGCGAAGAATTGTTCTGCCGTTTTTTGTGAGGATAAAACTGCTCCCCAACCCAATGCACCATAGAAATCCTCTAATTTCTTAAGTAATTCCCTCTCAAAAATCTTATCATAATCAATATAGGTTCTTACCAAGTCCATTATCTCATTCGGGTCATCATGTCCTTTGAACCCAACAGCATCTAGCCCAAATGGATTTTGTTTTAGATATACCCACTTAATTTTATCACCATCTCTCATTGGAGCGTGCTTAGCTGCACATTTGAAGTGAACTAATAATTGATTATGTGCAATTGCTGCTTTTACATGCGCCGGAGTTCCACTATTGAATTGGAACATTGCTCTATTATCTTTTTTCTTTGGAATGTATTTTGATAATTCTTTTACTGCTGAATTCTTAGCTATTGAAGTTACATCCATATTAACTAAATCCTTTTTAAAATCATATATTCTATCAGTTAGTACCATTTCAGTTTCACCTTGTAGGATTGAAATAAGGATACCACTCATAAACTTACGGAATTGTGCGGGGTACGATGAACGAACCACATCCAATCCTTTAACTTGCAATGTGTCACAAGGAATACCATTCTCTGCAATAATCCATTGAGCGTATCGTTTCTTAGCAATCCAAATACCACTTCTACTTACGAATTCTTTTTTGATTTGGAATCTATGTTTTGTTTTATCAACATTGAATACTTTCTCAGCCAATACATCATAAAACTTATTTAAGAAGTCTTGAGTTTCACCAGCGATATCATCCACCTTTATAGCAATCTCTGCATCAGTTAAACTTCTCCAATCTTTATAACGATGGTCTAATATGGGTACTGCTGAAAAGAATACCGAATCCGTATCAATGTATATGTTGAAATCTTGTCCAGTTGTTCCTAACTCTTTATTGTATTTAATATTAGCCATATCAGCCGTTGATTTAATCACGGTTTGACCTGTTGTTGTTACCGCCTCAGCATTATCCACATCATAGAATCTGAAAGCAGGTAATCCTAATACTCCATATAATGAGTTCAATAAAATCTTTTGTACTAATTGTCTTTTCTTATAAAAATCATATTTCTCTTTATCACCACTCTCACCATATTTTTTCTCTAATGCTCTAAACTCCACACGTTGTTTAAACCAAAGGTCTAATATATCAGGAATACATCCAACTTTATCCGTAGTGTAAAGAACTCCGTTAGATGAGATAGCGTATTTACTTTCATCAAATAACTTCTTAAGGTTTTCTTTTGTAATTGTTTTCTCACCAATGTTGAAAGTATCAATCTCACCTTTCATAAACTTTTGTGCATCCCAATTATCAATCTTACCAACTTTGGTTTCTGGTGAAATATTAGTTGTCATAATGATTGAAGGATATAGTGAAGTTAAATCCAAGTCATATATCCATTCGTACTTACCAACGATAGGTGCCTTCACATATGCTCCAATGAATTTCTCTTGGTCATTATCTCTAAGTGCTTGCATCCTTTCTTGTCTATCCGCAGGTTTGTTAGGAGCTACAATGTTTCTTCTCTTAAGGTAACATAACAATGCACCCTCTAAGTATTTTGATGAGTAAACGAAATCTTCATATGGTACGTGTCCAGCGTGACAGATACCTCTAGCCGTATCAATGAATTGTAACTTCTTATCCATATCAACCACCAATTGAACGTCAACTAAGTTATACTCAATAAACTTTTCAATATCATCTTTGAACAAATCATCTAAGTTACCAGCGTACTCAATCTTACCTCTACCCAATTCCTTCATAGCAATACTATCTAAACGATAGTTATCTAATTCCGAATAGGTGAAGTTCTTATATAGAGCAAGGTAATCTAAATAAGATACGCCGGCCATATAAAATCTCTTACGATATGGAGACCAGAAACATTCACCTATTGGGCTTAACCTATTAGCGTGCTTAACACCTAATAGTCTTTTAATACGATTATATAAATAAGGAGTATCAAAGTTATCAATGTTCCAACCAGTTACGATTGTTGGATTGATGTACTCATATAGTTCTAAATACTTCATACACATATCCCTCTCATCTCTGAAAGGAATTACAGTACGATTGCCAGTCTTCTTCTCACTCATCTTACCAGCTTTGTCCATAATCAAAACCCAATAATGGTCAGTAGCAGAGTCGTGCAAACCAATTGCGGTTAATTCATTTTCTGATTTTTCTACATCAGGTAAACCACTATCCATTTCACACTCAATATCATATGTAAGTGTAACGTGCCCTTCGGATGGAATATCTGAATCAGTATATGTATCAACCAAAACTCTAGTGGTTTCAGCTACATCCGATTCAAATAAATTCGGGTCATCTTTTGTGAATTTAAAAATCTTATCTAACTTATCTCCGTACAAAGATGTGTATTGTCCTCTTTGTGCTTTTTCATAAGCATATCGTGTATATGGAAAGGTTCTATAACCTAACCTATCATCCCAAATGTGCACTAAATTTCTTTCTCTCTGATAATAAATATTTTTATACATTTATGCTTTTTTATTTTTTAATTAATCTACGAATACCCTTGCCATTTTTTCAAAGTTGTTTTCAATATCCCAACTCTTTAATGAATTCTCCCATAACAATGCCTTTGATATATCACTAACATCAGGTCTTTCAATTGTTTCATCCAATAATCCAATTACCTTTTCTTTAAATTCGGCTTTACCATTGTAAAGAAGTGGATAATCAGTTCCAACCATTTCGGGATAACATAATCCGTTTGGTAATAAATAAGGTACACCTCTACTAAGTCCATCGGTTGTACTCATACTCCAAGCAGAATATGTTTGAAAACATCCCACTCCAAAATGAGCCTCTGCTAATTGATTCATATAAACATTTCTATCAGCATGTCCAATATATTTAGTATATGGTTTTTTCATATCACCTAATGTAGTCCATACTTCAAAATCTTGTCTTTCACTCCACAATTCATCCATAGTTTCAAAAAACCATTCACCACCGGTATAACCATTATTTCTATGATTGAATACAATAGTTTTCTTTTTGTATTCTTTGGTTGGTATAAATTCGTCAGTACCCAAATACCAAGGCTGTATAATCTTATCTAATTTTTCTATGATGTGTGGTTGAAATTCTTCAGCTGCTCTTTTAAGAACTAAATCCTTAACCCATTGAGAGTTCACACCGCATACTTTCATATCCAATGTACCCTTAATGTTTTTCCAAAATGAATTATCATCTCTAGCTCCATTATCTTTTATTTCCCACCAATGGCAATAACCAATAATAGGCTGTGTCTTATTATAGATACGAGTAATTTTAAATTCATGTGTCCATTCAGGCAAATGTGACCATACTAAATTAAATTGTTCTTTCTCAACCAATCTATCAAAAAATTTGTGTGGATAGTTTACTCTCATTTTAGGTGGAAAGGTATCCAATCCATCCATTCTACGAAGTGAAACATTTGGATATTCAAATTGGTTTATAATACCAGGATGATTGTCCATATCAGGATATGGTAATATCCATTCCCATTCTTTACCAATTTTAGTATTATCTAAAAATGATTTAAATACTAATAGAAATGAATCTCTATTAATGTCTTTCTCTTGTCCGAAATTTGTATAATTCGGAATTACTAATACTCTCATATATTACCAAAAATTTTCAGCTCCTTCAGGTGCTTCGTATGTTGTTGGGTGATGAACCACTTCCGTATTATAAGATGCCGTATCTTTTGGATAAGGTCTAATCTCATGCTTCAATCGTTTCATCAAATCTTTTTTTTCTTTTTTATCTTGCGCAAGTAATTGAACATATCTATGCTTTGGTGGTTCTTCCCTTCTCCAAAACTCTTTATATCCTTGCTTACCTATTTCCATTTGTAAGTGTGCTAAGTTACCACTACCCCACATTGAAAACACAGTCCTACTATGAATCCATTGATACGGGTCTTTGTGTAATGATATACCCCAATTTGGCATCAATGCAATATCCGTAGATAATCCCTGATAAATCCAATTGGTAGCTTGATAGATTCCTCCCAAATGAGCTTGTCCGTTATCGGCATATGATAATAATACCTTAATTGCTTTATCGTTTTCCTTTAACCATTTGAAAGATTGTCCTAATGCAAATGATTCAATATTAGAACCATACCCATCATCACAATATAAACGGGTCAATTCTAAAATGTTATCTTTAGTTAATCCTTCACAAATAGAAGTGGATGCTTTTGCTCCAACAGGAAAACCATAGATTAAACAACCTATAAGTTTATCACCATCAAAGGTATTGGCATCTTCTGATTTGTAATATATTCCAATTGCATATCTACAAGCTGTCCAAGCGTGAGTATAGTGCTTCTTAACAATAATATCTTTAGCGATACTCTTTGCTATTGGTGCTACATATACTTTGGATGTATCACAATAATTTTTACCTTCTACCTTCATTTTGTTTTGCTTGTTTTGCTTTTTCTAAAATAGATAAACTCCGTTCAGCCTTTGCTAATCTTTGTTTTTGTTTCAAATCCTTTATATACCCAGTAGGATATTTGTTTTCTACTGATATAGGTCCATTTGCGAATTTATCCAAATCGTACTTCCAAATTGATTCACATCCATCATCATCTTTGTAGATGTGTTCAAATTTACGTGGTTTATCCTTAACGTTGGGTTCTACTCTTGCCATAACATTACAAATATACGAAATTATTCTGAAACTACCAAATCTATTGGGTCCATTTTATGAACCTCATCAATAATATCCAACTCTACCTTTGGATATGGAAATACCTCATGTTTAAGCGATTTTAAGAACGATTTACGCTCTTTCTTATCTTTGGTTAGAATATATACATATCGGTGCTTACGAGGTTCTCTTTTAATCCAGAATGGGCTTGTAACCATTGTCTGAATTATCTTCGGGTCATTCGTTCCATACTTCACATAAGATGTGCGAGAGTGATGCCATTCATCATCCTCACTCCACTTAAAACTCCAACTATCTGACCATCTGATTTTATTTCCCTGATATATCCAATTGGTAGCTTGATATACTGTTCCTAAGTGTCCAGCGTTTGGGTCTGAATAAGATATTAGTGCTTTTATACGAGGTACATTAGTTCTCAACCATTCAAAAGATTGCCCAACGAACCAACTCTCAATGTTAGTACCATATCCATCAAATACGAATAGACGAGTTAATTCTAATACACCATCTCTAGGCAGTAATTCGGAAATAGATGCGCCGGCATTTCTACCAACCGGGTCACCATAACAGGCAACTCCAACCAATTGTTCATTCACCCCACTAAAGAAATTGTGCTCATCTTCGGATATATAAAATAATCCAATGGCATAGGATACCTTCGTCCATATCCCACTATAATGGTTATTGACAATGATATCCTTTGCTATGTTCTTATTAATCTCTCTAATAGAAAATTTAGAGATATCGCAATATTGTTTATTTTCTACTTTCATAAGCTACCAGACCAAAATTGATTTAAATGATTCCAAGTTTTACGTTGGATTATCTTTAATACATTTGATGGTGATACCTTATTGTTTTGGGCAATAACTTTAATATTACGATGGCCCATTCTCCATAGGTCTCTAATGATTAAAACTTGCTCATCTGTCAGTTTTGCTGACGGGTGTTGCTGCCCTCTTAAAATTGCCATAAATGTAACCTTTATTTTTTATTATCCTATTGCTTCGTTGATAGCATTTGTGTATGCCATCTTAGATGATAACCCTTGAAATCTTTGAACAACTACACCATCTCTTTCAATTATTACTAATGGAATAGATGTCACATTATATTGTTGTGCCTCTTCGGGTGAATTATCAACATCATATTCTATGAATGTTGCTTTACCTTCAAAATCATTTTTTAATCCTTCTAATACCGGTCCTAATGCTCTACAAGGACCACACCATACTGCTCCAAATTTTTTAACTGTTACGCTCATCTTTTTTTGTTTTATATTGTTCTTCTAATTCTATATTTCCTTTTATGTGGTTTGGTTCATATGGACAATGGCGGCAGCCACTCCCACAGCAATTACCTCGTTCAATGTGATACTCAGGAGTGAAAACCACTTTACCATTTTCCAAATAATATAATTCTTTATCACTTTTCATTATTTTATTTCACATGCACCACCAGCACAAGCTAGCTCACCACTTAAATCAGTCATATCTTCTATTTCAACTATCTTACTTAAATCAACATCATTTAATGTTTTCATAAGTTCATCGTATTTTTCTTTAGTACAATCTTCAAATGGTGCCTGAATGTAAGTACCACCATCATAAGGTAATACTGATAATCCATTGTAGAATTCTTTATTCTCCCACATCCACTCTCCAACTGCTTTCCACTCATGCTCTCTAATAGAAATTGTTGCTGATACGTTGTGAGTATTGTTACCGCTTCTATGTCCCGGCTTAACCCACTCACTATGTACTTTCTTAACTCTCTCTAATAATTGAATAGGAGATTCCGTTCTAAAGATTGCAGTATCAGGTGCCTTTTGTGGAATACCAATTACTGCCGTATCATGCGGTCTGAAATACTCATCTTCTACTAATTCAGGATGATTTAATAATAAATGAGAATACATTGATTCGTTTTTACCAACTCTTACTCTACGAATATAGTAATCATTGTGCCAAGCGTGAATACCAGATGAAGTTCCTAATGCCAATGAAGTAGTTCCAGCAGGCTTAACCGTTGTACATCTTGCCGATGCGTTAATACCTAATATTTCTGCCACTCTTTTGTTTTCTATTTTTACAACTTTTGCTGCTTCTTTCATATCTAATTTCAAAACTGCACCACTTCCGATTCCTGTCATTGAGATTCCTATTAAGGCATCCTTTTCAGTTGTTCTTTGCCAAATTGGTCTTAAGTAATGAAAATCAGTATATCCAGCCTGTAATGTTCCTACAAATGATGCTGCTTTAACTCTAGCATTTAATTCTTCTTGAGTATCAACATCACTTACATTCACTTCACATAAGTTACAGAATTGGAAAGGTCTTAATGCAATCTCACAACAAGGATTAGTTCCCCAATCTTTATCATTTGATAAGTAGATACCAGGCTCACCTGCACCACTTGCTTCAATTCTTTTCCATAAGTCCATAAAGTACTCTTTAGTAATTTTATGTCTCATTAATACTGCTGAGTTATTTGCTCTACCTCTTTGTGGATTTGTTTCCCACCATGCACCACTCTTACAACTAATCATTTGTTCATCAGTTGCAGAAAATAATGCAATTAATGCTGCTCTACGGATACCACCTGCTAATACTGCATCAGCAATGTGACAAACCATATCGTGCACTTCAATTGGTTTTAATTTCTCACCATCTTTTTTTGCATCTAAGATACCTTCTAATTTGATAAGGCACTCTTTCAATGGTTGAGGGCCTGGTGCTTTACCACCCGATGTTACCAATCGTGCTCCTTTCTCTCTAATATCTCTAAAATCAAATACCGGCTTACTACCACCGAAGAAATATGCTTTTACAATTACCGAAACTGCATCAGCCCATCCTTCAATACTATCACCGATTAAAAATCTTCTTGTCTTATCAGTTGATGGCTTTCTGATTTCAGGCAAACAATCAACGTGATGTTGTTGTACTGAATAACCTACTCCAGTTCCACCTAATAGTAAGAACATAATTTCTGAAAACACTCTCCAATCATCTACCGGTGCAAATGCACAATTGTAAATTCTATTTGGTGATAATTCAATTGGTTTACCTGCGAACTGCATTGAACGCATTGATGGTAATATTTTTTTATTCGATACGAATTTATATACTTCTTTTATTTCCTCTTTTAAATTTGGATATGTTTTTATATGCATATCCATATTTCTTTTTACCAACTCCTTCCAAGTTTCTCTCCTTTTTAATTCCGGTCTGTACTTTGCGTACTTCATATAAACCGTAATGTCCGATAAAATTCGTGTTGAAATGTCCATTTTTTGTAAATTTGTGTTTAGTGTGTTAAAATATTTCAGGAAACTCCTAAAATGTAAGAATAAATATACTGTCTGCCACTAAACAATACAGGTTTGTGGATAAAAAACCCACTTTTTTTTAAATTTATTCGTGTCATAATACATAGTCTATTAAAACATAATAAAAGGGGAGTGTTAGCTCCCCTATCATATTATGCTTTTTGCTCTGCGGTAGATGCTTGTCTATACGCAGTGATTAATTTCTTCAAATCACCGATAGCTTTTCTAGCTCTTGATTTGTTTACTTTTTTAGTTCCGTTGTGCTCTGTTTCAAATTGTGTAAACAAAGTCTTCATTTGTTCGAATAGTTCTTGACTGTTCATAGTTTTTGTTTTTTATTGTTTTATTATTAACCTAATCCAGATACTTGCGTTGGTTTTGAGCCAGGCATTGTATCTAAATATTTTTTGTGTAACATTTGTTTTTCCATTTCGGCACCATTAGCACTTTCTTTTGATGCTATGATTCCTTCGGATGATGTAGCTGCATATACTTCTATTGTTCCAGTAGTTGTATCCATTTTAGTTGGGAAGGTAATACCATCCTGTCCAAAACGATTCTTCATAATGTGTACTCTAGCCGTATTGTTCAACTTATCTTTTGCTTTTCTACTTAAACTCATAATAAAGTCAGCGTTCATTACTTTAGCGTAACTATCTGCAATCTTATCTGCTTCAATAACTTCACTATCAATTGCTGAACGATTTGTTTGTGATGCTGTCCAAATTGGTATTTGTAATTCACCACTCATTCCTCTCAAATCAATATACACCCCACCTTGCTCAGCGTATGTACTATCGGTTTTGTTTGAGTGTGATAATAACAAGTCAGCGTAATCCACAATAATTAAATCGGGCTTATTACCAGCTGCTATCATCTTTTCAATATGAAGTTGGATTGTTTTTGATGATGCTCCTTTTGGTGGAAAGTATTTAACTTTAAGTTTACCAGGTAATCTTTTAAGTTTAGCAAATACTTCATCTTTCTTTTCTTTTAAATCGGTTGATGGTATATGTGTAAATACAGTATCATATCTCAATCCCACATAATGTTGTGAAAGTTCTAATGTATAATGTACCACAGTCTTACCAGCTCTTACGGCTGCTGCTCCTAATGCTGCTAATGCCCAAGTCTTACCAACACCAGAAGGTGCTACTACTACTCCCAATTCGCCAGGTCCAATTCCACCACCCATCAAATCATCAATACAATCCCATCCAGTTGCAACAGTCTCTCTACCAGTATCACTAAATCTTTCCTCAAAATCTAAAAGGTAATCCATACCCAAATCCGATTCAACCCCAACCTTCATAGCCTTATCAACTAAGTCTTTGATTCTATCGTAGTTGCCTGATTTAAGTAAATCTACTGATTGTAGAATTACATTTTTCATATTCTGATTGATACAAAATGATGTGAATTCGTTTTTTACATATTCAAAATCATCTTGTCCAATTTGTGTGTAGACCGTTTTGAGTTGTTCTACTACTGATTTCTTTAATGATGGATTATCTAGCTTTGATACTTGCCCTTTGAATACGTCCAATGTAGGTTCTTTCTTATACTCATCGTAATAATCTTTAATCTCTTGTACTATCCATTTGTTAGCATCTGATTCGAAAAACTTCTTATCAATGATTTCGCACAATGTGTCCATCATTCTAACATCGGTAAGTAAAGCAGATATTACTTTAGCTTGAAACGATTGCCCATATTTAGAGAGTGTATCTACTTGCTCTGCCATCTATTTTACTATTATATTTGTATAAGTTGATTTCAACCAATCGTTTATATCTTTCCAGTTTTGTAGTATCTTATATTTCATTGCTGCCTTAATAAAATCAAACTTATCAAACTTTTTATTAGGTTCGTTAAAACGGTCTAATATTTTAAGAGTTTGGTTTGTATTGATATGTGCTTCTTCTAATTGCATCAGATGCCTATTTCTTAATACCTCATTTCTTTGAGAAAGGATATCAGCGTATATTTTAGCATCATCTTTTTTAGATTCACATATACCAAAGAATTCATCAAAGGTAATTAATCTATCTTCCTCTAATTCAGGAAATCTTTTCAATACAGTCTTTAAACCACATCCTTTAACGCCAGGAATATTATCTGAATTATCACCATCCAATGTTCTGAATAGTAAAAGGTTTTGTGGGTACATTCCCCATTCTGCTTTTACCATCTCTCTATCATAAAGTTTCTTTTTAGTTGGTGAATAAACTTTCGTCTTATCATCTACTAATTGTAAGAAATCTTTATCCGTTGATACAATAATACATTCTTCATCTTCACCTAATATTTGTCTAGCTATGTTAGCTATCACATCATCGGCTTCAATTCCATCATATATCATTGTTGTAATTGGAAGTGAATCTAACAAATCAACTAACCAAACGAATTGGCGTTTCATTGAAAGTTGTTCTTCTTCCTGTGACATCATTTCAGGATATTGTCTATTAACTCTAAAACGATTTTTACCTCTATCAGCTTTGTATCCTTCAAACACTTCCTTTCTACCTTTAGAACCACCCTTACCATCAAAGATAAGAACTACTCTAGTCGGATTGAATTGGCGTATTTGAGAACCAATTGAATTTAATGAACCAATAACTCCACCCGTATGGTCACCATCCTCATTCATTGTAGGGTTGGTAGTCCAACTACGGATGAAGGTATTTAGTCCA